CCGGGAGCTGAAGTCGATGGGCGTGGACGTGTTCTTCGAGGAGCAGAACATCCACACCATGAGCGCGGACGGAGAATTGATGCTGACCATCCTCGCGTCCTACGCGCAGGAGGAAAGCCGCTCGGCCAGCGAGAATCAGAAGTGGCGCATCAAAAAGAACTTCGAGCACGGGGTCCCTTGGAACGGCGTGATGCTGGGCTACCGGCAGCGAGACGGAAAATACGTCGTCGTGCCGGAAGAAGCGGAGATCGTCAGACGCATCTATTCCGAGTTCCTGTCCGGGAAGGGGCTGGAGGCCATCGTCAACGGGCTGAACGCGGATGGCATTCAGACACAGAAAGGCTGCGCTTGGCACAAGGCGTCCGTGAGCCGCATCCTGCGGAATCCCAATTACACGGGCAGCCTGCTCCTCCAGCGCTTTTACAGCGAAAACCACATCACAAAGCGGAAATGCCTCAATGACGGAGAGCTTCCGAAGTACGCCGCCGAGGATACCCACGAGGCTATTATCGACACGGAGACCTTCAACGCGGTGCAAGAGGAGATCGAGCGCAGGGCGAAAAAACACGCTCCCCGGCCTCCGCAGAAAGAGAAATACCCTTATACCGGCCTGATCGTTTGCGGGAACTGCGGCAAGCACTACCGCAGGAAGGTTACCGCAACCGGCCCGGTGTGGATATGCAGCACCTACAACTCCAAAGGCAAAGACGCCTGCCCGTCAAAGCAGATCCCGGAGGCGGAGCTGGAGCGGGTGCTTGCTCAGGTCAGCCTGTCCTCCCTGACGCGCATAGAGGCGCACGACGGGAACAGGCTGATTCTGTTCTATCCTTCCGGCGAAGCAGAGACGCTTCTCTGGAAGGACCGCTCCCGCTCGGAATCTTGGACCGCCGAGATGCGGGCGGAGGCCGGACGGAAAAGCAGAGAAAGATGGGAACACAATGCCTAACATCACCGTAATCCCCGCAACAAAGAATTTTCACACGAAACAGCCGGTCTCCTCATGCCACCGTCGAAGAGTGGCCGGATACGCCCGCGTATCCACCGACAGCGATGAGCAGTACACCAGCTACGAGGCGCAGGTCGACTACTACACGCAGTACATCCAAGCCCGCCCGGATTGGGAGTTCGTTAGGGTCTACACCGACGAGGGCATTTCCGGCACGAACACCAAAAAGCGCGAGGGCTTCAATGAGATGATTCGGGATGCCCTTTCAGGCAGCATCGACCTGATCGTCACCAAGTCGGTCAGCCGTTTCGCCCGGAACACGGTGGACAGCCTGACGACCATCCGCAAGCTGAAGGATGTCGGCTGCGAGGTTTTCTTCGAGAAGGAGGCCATCTGGACCTTCGACAGCAAGGGTGAGCTGCTGATCACCATCATGTCTTCGCTGGCGCAGGAGGAGAGCCGGAGCATCTCGGAAAACGTGACGTGGGGCCAGCGGAAACGCTTTGCAGACGGCAAGGTGTCCATGCCCTATAAGCATTTCCTCGGTTACGAGAAAGGACCGGACGGCCAGCCGCAGATCGTACCAGAGCAGGCCGAAATCGTCCGACGTATTTACGACCTTTTCATGTCCGGCATGACCACCTTCGCGGTCGCCAAGCAGCTCACATCCGAGGGCATCCCGACTCCTGCCGGGAAGACCGTATGGCAGGCGTCCACGGTTGAAAGCATCCTGACCAACGAGAAGTATCGGGGGGATGCACTCCTTCAGAAGCGGGTCACAGTAGATTTCCTTCAACATAAAATCAAGCCCAATGAGGGCGAAGTCCCGCAGTATTACGTAGAGAACAGCCACCCGGCCATCGTGACGTCGGAGCTTTTCGAGCAGGTACAGGAGGAGCTTGCCAGACGCAAGAAGCTGGGCCGCCGCTACCGCTCCGGGAGCATTTTCTCCTGCCGCATCGTCTGCGGCGACTGCGGGGAGTTCTTCGGGCCGAAGGTCTGGAACAGCACCAGCAAGTACCGCCGCACCATATGGCAGTGCAACGCCAAGTTCAAAGGCGACCAGCGATGCGCCACGCCGCACCTGACCGAGGAGACCATAAAAGAGCGCTTCCTCCACGCCTACAACGAGCTCCTCACGGACCGGGAGCAGCTCATCGCGGATTGCCGGGTCATGCTGGAGACGCTCACCGATTGCACCGAGGTGGATGAGGAGATAGAAGCCGTCCTGCAGGAGACCGAGGTGGTGGCCGGGATGGTCCAGCAAAGCGTAGATGAGAACAGCACCGTTGCGCTGGATCAGGATGTCTACACCGAACGGTACAACGGCCTGCTGGAACGCTACAGCAAGGCCAAGGAGAAGCTGGCCGCGCTCCAGAAGAAGCGCACCGACCGGCTGAAGAAGGCCGAGGCCATAGGCCGATTCATGCAGCGCCTGTCGGCGCGGGACGAGCCGCTGACCGTATTCACCGATGGGCTTTGGCTGGACTCCATCGACCTCGTCACGGTCCACTCGGATGCGACGCTGACCTTCCGGTTTCAGGACGGGAGAGAGGTGACGGTATAACCGCAAAATGTACAACGGTGGCCTGATACTTTGTGTACTTTATGCTCCGAAATGACTTGATATTATTGCGATCCAGAGTGATATATGTACACAACAAAAGGCCACCGAGCCGCATTTTTAAGGAGGAACCAAAATGAAATACGCAGATTGCAACGCCCGCCAGAAAAAAGCCTTCCTGAACATCTACCACGCCAGCAACTGGCTGATCGGAGGCTTGGAGAACACGATGCTCGACAACCCGGAGGGCAGCCCTGAATACGAAAGCGCAAAGGCCCAGCTTGCGGATCACGACGGGCTCGTCGAGGAGCTTTACAGCATGGCCACCACCGAGGTTTACGTCGAAGGGAGCTGCTGCTTCAGCCAGAGCGCAGCCTCCTACATGAAGGACATCCGGTTCTGCGGAAAAGAATGGTTGATGGCCCGCTGCGAAGCGCGGGTCAAGAAAGCCGGATACTGAGCCAGCCCAGCAAGAAGCCCACGAGCCTGAGAGCTTGTGGGCTTTTTTCAATGCCGCGATTTCTAAGATTGTAAGAATGTAAGAATACGCCCGTTTCACCCCCATGGTTTTGTAATTCTTAGAAGTTGCCGCGATCCGTGGGTACGGAGAGAGGACGAAGGAATCCGAGGCTGTCTTTTAACGCTTGCCCGAAAGAGTGAACACCCTAACGGAAAAAGTGAACACCCTAAAATCGCGCTTTGAACACCCTCGCTGCAATTCTATTATTGCCGTGGTAGGGTTCCATATCGGGTGGATGTAACGGATTTCAGTTACATCCACCTGTTTTTTTGTTGATTGCTCAGGGCATCCGTTATTTGTTGTTAGGATCGACAAAGCTGTTGTCAGCAGGTTCGTTACTGATGTCCTCAAAATCAGCATCAATAACCTCAATTGGCTCCTCTGGTTCCTTTCCTGCAACGGTAAAATCACCGTTAAAGAACCACTTATATGCTCGATTTCCGATTACTTTTGTCTCGGAAAAATCAAAACCGCCATTGATTGCTGCGCCGACTACCGGAATCATCTTTCCTATGCTGATTAGGCCCTTCTCTCCAAACTTGGTTACAAAGCGAAAACCAACCTTTTGATTGATCTTTGTCAGGACGCTCCCAGGAATCTTCTTAATTAGATTAGTTGCTACCTTTTCTCCGAATTTCGCTCCAGTCTTCTTGATAATTTGGTTAACCGCAACGCCTGCTAAGCATGCATAGACTATCGTTTGGACCTGATCGCTGCTGAGATCATACCCAGCCATATATGCCGTGCAGGCAATCATTCTCATTTGGACGTAGAGGACGCTGCTAATGTTTGCCGGGATGGAAACAGGCAGGGTAGGCTTTAGGCATGTTGACCTCCATACACTTCTACATTATTGGGAAAGGATCCACTTCGGTCAGCGGCTGAAATATCGCTTGATCTTCTCGTCGCAAATTTTTTCAATCCGATTTTTTCTTCCTCACTTAGCTTTTTCCACACCGTGCCGTCTACCTCGATGATGCCCAGCGTTTTGGTATGGCGCATCATGTTCATGTCCTCGAAGCGTTTGAAGGGATTGGAGAGGATGTTCCGCTCGGCTTCTTTGTCGGTGTAGCCGCCTTTAGCGAAGATGCTGTTGGCCTTTTCAACTTTCAGTCCGGTAGCACGCCGGGCCTCATAGAAGCTGCGGAAATAGGAGACGATATCGCTGATCTTCACCCGCCCGGCCGCATCCGCATAGGTCAGGATCGCTTTCAGCAACACCGGCTTATAGGAATAGCTCATGTCCATCTGCTCGACCATTTCCATGAAAAGCTGCTTGCGGTTGCTATCGTCGATGAGCTTCCAACCGTACTGCTCGGCATAGGCCTGCAGGGTTTCCTCTTTGAAATACTTGAAGGTCCGGTGCTCGCTCATGGGCACGATCAGATCCGGCAC